CTGCTGAGTTTTATCTACGGTCTAAGGGTGGTTGGTCTCCTACTCAAACTATCAATGAGGTTGAGCAGTCTGAAGACCCCGATCTTGATGAGGGTGCGATAAACACTTTGATGTCGTTGCTTGGAAAAAATGAAGATAACGTCGAGTGATCTTAGGTCACTGCCACCCGAAAAACTAAAACAGGTACTTTCTGAATTAGGGCAGAATAAAGCTGAAGAGCTTAGGTATCTGTGGCCCTTTTGGGCTAGACAAGAGCAACTAGAACCAGAGGGTGATTGGAATATCTGGATAGCACTTGCTGGTCGTGGTTGGGGAAAAACTAGGGCTGGAGTTGAGTGGGTCAGAGAGCAAGTTAAGTCTGGTAAGAAACGTATTGCTGCTGTTGCTCCTACAAATTCAGATATTAGAAGGGTTATGGTAGAGGGTGAGTCTGGCTTCCTTAATGTTTGTTGGAAGGGTGATAAGACACACAGAGGCGGTAAGATGGGATTTCCTGTTTGGTCGCCTACCAACAGAACCTTAACGTGGGAGAATGGAGCTAAGGTAGAGTTCTATTCTGCAGAAGACCCAGAGCGTTTACGTGGACCACAGTTTCATGCAGCTTGGGCAGACGAGGTTGCAGCTTGGCGTAACCAGCAAGATGTTTGGGATATGTTGCAATTTACCTTACGTCTTGGTCGTAAACCAAGAGTGATGGTGACAACTACACCAAAGCCCACTAAGCTGATGAGGGGCTTAATTGCTTCTCCTGATAGCTACATTACCAGAGGGTCTACCTTTGATAACGTAGATAACTTGGCAAAGCCATTCCTTGATACGGTTAAAAAAGAGTATGAGGGAACAAGGCTAGGGCGACAAGAGCTTTATGCTGAGGTGTTGGAAGAAGCTGATGGCGCACTTTGGACAACAGAAATGCTTGATCAATGCACCATTGAAAGAAGTGAAGTACCAGAACTAAATCGTATTGTTGTTGCTGTAGACCCTGCTGTAACAGCTAAGACAGAATCTGATATGACTGGTATCATTGTTGCTGGTGTGGATGTAAACGGGATTGGATACGTACTTGAAGATGCCACGGACAGATTTAGTCCTCAACAATGGGCAGCGAAGGCTATCTCGTTATACAGGGAATATAGTGCGGATCGTATTGTTGCCGAAAGGAACCAAGGCGGTGAAATGGTTCGTAGGACACTTGAAGCAGAAGATGAAACAGTTCCTATTCGCCTTGTACATGCTAGTCGAGGAAAAATGGCTAGGGCTGAACCTATATCTGCACTCTATGAAAAACATAAAGTCAAGCATGTTAAAGGTCTTGACGAGTTGGAAACGCAAATGAGAACTTGGGAGCCTTTAGGTTCTCTAGGCTCTCCCGATAGGTTAGACGCTTGCGTGTGGGCATTAACCGACCTAATGCACCACGGTAATCCAACCCCTACCTTAAGACTTGCTTACTCTAGCGCAAAAGGTTTAGTGGCCTAAATGAAGAAGATTAGTGAACAGCTAGGTAAACTAGAGTTAGGCCAAGGTGGGGAACAGACCCGCAATGGTACTATTCGTGCAGATGAGTTTCTGCAAGAGATCAAAGGTAAGAAGGCTATCAATAAGTTTCGTGAGATGCGAGACAATGATAGCACTATTGGCGCAATTATGTACGCCACAGAGCAGGTTCTACGTGATGTAGATTATTATGTTGAACCAGCTAAAGATACAGCAGCAGGTAGAAAAGAAGCAGAGTTTGTCGAAGGTGTCCTAAAGGACATGGAACATTCTCTTGATGATCATATTGCAGAAGCCCTTTCGCATTTGACGTTTGGGTTTTCTTTGTTTGAGGTGGTCTATAAACGTAGACGTGGACCTAGAACAGAAGACCCTAAATCTTACAGCAGATATTCTGATGGTAGGATAGGCGTAAGGAAGCTGGCTTCTAGGGCGCAGTGGACCATAGAAGAGTTTGATGTTGATAAAACAACAGGGGATGTATTAGGTGTAAAGCAAGAGCAGAACTACGGTCTTAAAACTACCTATATTCCAATTAATAAGTTGTTGCACTATAAAACAACAAGTATAAATAATGACCCTTCTGGTCGTTCTATCTTACGGAACGCTTATACTTCATATCAGTACCTAAAGAACTTTCAGAGTGTGGAAGCCATAGCTGTTGAGAGAGAGCTTCATGGTGTTCCTATTGGAAGGATTGCTGCAGAGTATCTTTCTCCTGATGCAACTGCTGATCAAGTATCAGTACGTGGTCAGATGGAGAAGATCCTAAGAGACCTTAAGTTCAATGAGCAAGGCTATGCTTTGTTGCCCTCTGATGTATATAGAGATATAGATGGAAAACCAACCAACCAAAGGATTGTCGATATTGAGCTTATTACAAGTAATGGCTCTCGCAACATTGATATCAATCCTATCATCAGCCGCTATCAGCACGATATTGCTAGGAGCGTTATGGCTGAGTTCTTGATGTTGGGTGCAGGGGCAAATGGCTCTTATGCGTTAAGCAAATCTAAAACTGACTTATTCCTACGCTCTATGGAAAGCTATATTAATTCTATTTTTGATGTACTGAATAAGCAGTTAGTTGAACCACTTTGGCATATCAACGGTCTTAACTTTGACCTCATGCCAAAGATATGTGCAGGTGATGTAGCGCCACATGACCTGAGAGAACTTGGTAGTTACCTACGTAACTTGAATGGCGCTAACATAGACCTGAGTGATCAGGATGACATTGTAAATGCTCTGTTAGCTAATGCGGAGCTACCACCAAAGAAAAGTGAGTAAACAAAATGGCAAGTTTTACGAAAGTAAATGACTTCGTGGTCAATTTAGCTAACGCTATGGACCTCGACAGTGACACGCTAAAGGTTGCGTTGTCAAACACAGACCCAACTGCAGGTACAGATGCTACAGCAGATGGTAATGGTGTTTTAGCAAACATCACAGAAATTGCGTACACCAATATAGGTGGTTCAGCACCAACCTTGGCAAACGTAACATCTACACAAACAAGTGGCACATACAAACTCTCAGCAGATGACCTTACAATCACGGCATCTGGTGGATCTGCAGCGGCATTTAGATATGTCGTTATCTATAACGATACGCCTACCTCTCCTGCTGATCCTCTGATTGGCTACTATGACTATGGCTCAAGCCTTACATTGAACGATGGTGATACCTTCACTATTGACATTGGCACGAACGGTATCCTTACTCTTACTTAAGGGGTAGATTATGGCGCTTGTTGTCGCTGATCGAGTACAAGAGACCACAAACACAACTGGAACTGGAACCTATACTCTCGCTGGTGCGAAAACTGGGTTTCAGTCCTTTGCGGCTGTGGGCGATAATAATACGACTTACTATGCCTGTACTGATGGTACAGACTATGAAGTTGGTATTGGTACTTATACTGCGACAGGGACAACGCTCGCCAGAACTACAATTATCGAAAGCTCTAATAGTGATCTTGCTGTAAGTTGGGGCGCTGGTAGTAAGGATATTTTCGTTACCTTGCCAGCGTCTAAGGCAACTTTACTTGATGCTTCTGGTGATTTTACACTTGTTGGCGATGCTTACAACGTTACTTGGGATAAATCGACGGATGACTTGAAGTTTCCTGCTGGTGCAGCGGCGGAATTTGGTGACAATGGTGATCTACGAATTTTTGTTGGCGGCGATGGTCACTCATATATTTCCGAAAGTCAGTCTGGTAATTTGAGAATAATGGGTGCGGATATACGCATTCAAAGTCCAATCGGAGAAGATATTATTAGCGGCGTCAACAATGGCGCTGTTTCTTTGATGTATAATGGTAGCACCAAGGTTGCAACGACGAATACGGGTGCTAGTATAACAGGCAATATCACAGTCACAGGAACCGTTGATGGTGTTGATATTGCTACCAACATCCCTGCTTCTCTGGGGACCGCTGGACAGGTGCTCACAGTAAACGCTGGTGCCACGGCTGGCGAATGGGCAGATGCGGCTGGTGGTGGTGCAGACCTTTATGCTGCTAATGAGAGCAGTCCTGCAGCACAGCCAAGTGCTACTGGTACGAATGCAATAGCTATTGGGGATAGCACAACATCTAGCGGGACCAGCAGTGTAGCGATTGGTTTTGGGGCAGATGCTAGTAATACTCATAATATAGCTATTGGTTATAATTCAGAGGCAAGCACAGGTACTTATAACTTTGCCTTTGGTTCTGGTGCAACAGCAAACGCATCTTATTATGCTACAGCAATTGGTCAAACAGCAGGTGGGCTTGGTTCACAGGCAGGGGCCAATGGTTCATTTGCTGCGGCTGGCGGTGTCACTGCAACAGGTAATAACGCAATAGCAATGGGTTCTTCTTATGCGTCTGGTACAACAAGTTTTGCGGCAGCTATAAGTAATAGAACTTCTAGCTACGGTGCTACTGGCGCTAACAGTGTTGCTATTGGCCCATTCGCCAAGGCCACAGGAACAGAAGCCATAGCTCTGAGTGGTGGTTATGCACAAGGTGTAAAGTCAATCTCAATCGGCTCAAGCAGCCATGCTACAAGTACATATGGATGCGCCGTCGGTTATGATACAACAGCCGTTGGATCAGCTTTGGCTTTGGGTACTACTGCAAATGCACAGGCTGCTTATTCAACAGCTATTCATAGGTCAAAAGCAGAACAGCAAGGAAAAATAGCATTTTCTGGGATTTTCTTTGGTACAATAGGTGATGCTCAAGGCGGCTCATTTGTTTTAGTCGCAGACACTACAGATGCAACCGCAACTGTTTTGACAAGCAACAATGGCACGGCGTCATCTACCAACCAAATCGTAGCAGCAAGTGATACTTGCATTACCTTTGACGGTACAATCACTGCTATGCAGAACGGCGCACAAGCCTATGCTTCGTGGAGAATAGAGGGCTTGCTGGTCAATGACGGTGGCACAACTACGCTTGCTAACAGCGCAACAACAGTAATCTCAAATTCATCTAGTTGGGGCATGGCTCTCTCAGCAGATAATACAAACAATGCCCTTGCTATAACTTGTACTGGTGAGGCCGCACACAACATCCGCTGGGTGGCAAACATCCGAACCAGCGAAGTTACTTACGCCTAAAGGAGAAACTAAAAATGGCTATACGGCATAATATTGCAGAAGCTAACAGCCAATATGGTATCGCCTTTAATGGGGCATACTATCGTATTGTAACAGCGGCTGTGACCCGCGAGCGCGACTCTGACACTAAGTTTATGGTAATGATTGATCTCAGTGCATATGCTACATCAACGCCCACTGATGATACCCGTGAGGTAGACTTCAAGCGGTACAGCGCAAACCTAGATGATGTTGAAGCATCTTCTGGCGATGCTTTCCTAGACAAGTGCTATGCTTGGGTAATGACCCAAGACGATATGGATGGATCAACGGCGGTATAAACTATGTCAATTACCATCAATCATCAAACTAATGACATCTCAGCAACAAGCGGTTCAGTCACGATTGGTGGGGCTGCGATTGCGGCTGTCTCTTTAGCAGAACAAGAGTTCACGGCGACCTCTGGTCAAACAGTTTTCACGGTAACTGGTGGAATAACGAATGCTGATAACGTCAGTGTTTATCTTAATGGCGCAAAATTGTTCTCGACTGATGTTACTATTTCTGCCGCTTCAAACACCGTTACACTTGCGACAGGCGCAACAACTGGTGATTTGATTACAGTTACAGAGGTGGCTGGCGCTGCTTCTGGTGGTGGTGGAAGTGGCTCTGGTGTCACGACTTATGCAGATAAGACTACTATTGATGCCGTAAGCAGTCCATCAGAAGGCGACTTAGCTTACGATTTGGCGGCAGATCAGTTGTACATTCGCACGACTTCCGCGTGGAAACGGGTCAGTATTGGCGTCGATGAAAGTCCTGTCATTACTACTGAACCTCCAACTTCGCACGATTTAAATAATGATGGATCAACTTCTACGGTGACGATGGTAGCGTATGATCCAGAGGGATTCGGTATTACTTACGGGATTGCGTATCCAACCACGAACAATGCTTTGCCTAATCAATTGGTTTCAGCAACTTCGATCAACCAAAGCACGGGTGTTTATACTTTTGATCCGTCAACAGATACTGCTGATGTTGGGAATGTAAAAGTACGTTTAAGTGCCTCTGACGGAATTTCAACTACAACCCGTTTTGTCACTCTTAACCTTTCACTTGTTCAAGGGTGGATGCTTGGAAGCGCTTCCTATGACAGTGTAAGTTATAGTGTTTCTAGCCAAGAAGTTAATCCTACAGCGCTAGACTTATCTCCCGATGGGACTGTTATGATAGTCACAGGTGAAACCTCAGATAGCTTCCAATTTTATACACTATCTACGGCTTTTGATGTTAGCACTGCAAGCCATGCTGGTTCTGTAGCCACTGGTCATTCACGGGCTAACGGAGCAAGGTTTGGTGATAGTGGAAATCAAGTTTATGCTGTCGATAGAATACAAGGTACTGTTCGAAGCATACCTCTTAGTACAGCGTATGATTACTCCTCCGCAGGTACAGCAACTGCCAGCACTCTTTTAGGGACTTTGAGCAGCAATGCCAACACAGCTTCGCTTGGTCTGGCTTTTAAGACAGATGGCACTAAAATGTACACTATTCAAAATGGAACTGTATACGAGTACGGTTTATCTACCGCATGGGATATTAGCACTTTATCTTATACAACTTCTTTTTCAACGATCTCGCAAGACGGTAATAGCCAAGAGATTGATTTTTCCTCTGATGGTACAAAAATGTTTTACTTGGGAGGCACATCAAATATAATATACCAATACGATCTTTCTACAGCGTGGGATGTATCAACCGCTTCGTATTCTAACACCTCATTTTCAGTAAACTCTCAAGATATTTATGCTAGAGGTATTTGTTTCGGAGACAGTGGTAAGACCATGTATATGGTGGGAGTAAACAGCGACACAGTTTATCAATATTCAACAGAGGCATAAAGAATGACCAAGAGCAGAGATTTAGGTGATTTAGCTAACGGAACTTTCACTGGTGACATTGATGTCACGGGCAGTGTATATGCCTCAACAAACATTGGTAAAGACAGCGGTGACTACATTACGTTCACTACAGACACCCAGATGGATGTGTATATAAACGGATCAAATGAGTTTCGTTTTGAAGCAGATGGAGATTTCCATGCGGATGGAAACATTGTGGCTTACAGCACAACGGTTGCTTCTGACGCTGGGTTAAAGCAAAATTTCGAACCAGTTGCAGGTCTGCAAAGTGTCATGGCTCTGAATGGTGTTTCATTCGATTGGAAGCGTGATGGCACGAAAAGCGCTGGCGTCATTGCCCAAGATGTTCAAAAGGTTTTGCCGCAAGCGGTTTCTACAGTAAAACGCATGGATGGTTCTACCCACCTTTCAGTAAATTACAATGCTTTGACCTCAATTCTTATCGAAGCAATCAAAGATTTGAAGACTGAAATTGAGGTATTGAAAAATGCCTCTGCCAAGTAGTGGTCAAATTGATCTCAATGCAATGCACGTTGAAGCTGGTGGAACCACAGGCACGGAAGCAACTATTAATGATAGTGACATTCGGGGCTTAATCAGCAAGGCCGATGGTGCTCAAATGGCTTTCAATGAATGGTACGGAGCATCTGCTCTTGTTACTATAACTGCTCAAATCAGCGGTACTTCAACTAGCACAACAGTTACACTGCCGACTTTTTCTGCTGGAGATATTGCCATAGCAACAATACAAGCTGTAGCTGAAGACAGCAGCAATACGGCTTCATTCACTGTTAATACACCTAGTGGGTGGACCCAAGCAGCAGCTTCTCAAAGGAGTGTGGTGGGGCCGTATACAAAAGGCACCCTTTTTGTGCATACTGGTCTAAAAGTTTGTTATAAAGTTTTGACGGCAGGCGATACAACTTTTACAAATAGTACAACTGGGACTCCTACTGCTGGTTTAGGATTTAGAACAACGGTTCAAATTTATCGACCATCTACTTCTTCTCCAACTGTTACACTTAATGATGTGAGTACAGCAAGCAGCAATACTATAAACGCATCTGCCGCATCTTCTAGTGTAATTATGTTTGCTGCAACAGCGGGTTCTAGCTCAACACACACATGGGGAAGTGGGCCGACATACAACACTGAGTTAAGTCAGACACTTAGAGTTGCTCGATACGTGCGAGGAAGCAGTCATTTCCAAAGTACAGCAACACCTAGTGATGTTTCTTGGTCTAGCACCACTAGCTCAGATAATCGCTATGTCTCTGGATACTTGGAGGTGACGTGATGGTCGATATTGTAACGGGTCGATTACTTGATCATAGTTTGTACGAAAAAGTTTGTGAATTTGTTTGTAGTCAAGGTGTCCATAGCAGTGAAACTGTTGGAAGATTTGCAGAGCAAAATGCGTGTTTTGCCGCAGGGCTGGATGGTGACACTGTTGTTGGAACGAGCCTTAATTTTTCCAACGCAAACACTCAGTATCTTGAAGATAAAATCGGGACGTATTTAAGTAACAACGGCATAACTCTTTCAGAATGTGTTTCACCTGTCGGAGTTTTTGTAAACCCTGATTATCGGGATCAAGGCTTAGGCGATAAATTGTCTGTAGCCAAATCGCAGTTTAGCATTAACGATGGTTACATCTACACGGTGCTTTGGGGCTATGAAAGCCAAGCTATATTTGATTACTCAACAAGGATTGGAAATCTGATTGACACTGGCGTGGACGACATGTACAATTACAGAATTTATTTAAGACGTTTGACTGATGTTGTTTCGGCGTTAAGTGAGGGGTAACTAGATGTTTGGCTTACATCCTATAGCGGCTGCTCCGTTCGCAGATGCGGGTGTAACGTCTGTTCAATATAGTATGACTGCCGATGCGGGTAGTTTTGCTATCACAGGTCAAGCGGTAGATTTAAATGTAGGTAGAAAACTTACTGCTGATGCTGGCTCTTTCGCTCTTACAGGCCAAGATGTAAATTTTGTTAAGGCTCTGTTGGTTTCAGCTAGTGGTTCTTTTTCGCTCACTGGTCAGACTGTTGATTTATTCAAAGCCCTTAATATTGCCGCTGATAATGGTAGCTTCACTTTAACTGGACAAGATGTTAATCTAGTCAAAGCGGTTAAGATGTCTGCTGATAGTGGCAGCTTCAGTTTGAGTGGACAGACTGTTGATTTAAATCTTGGCAAGGTTCTATCTGTTGACGCTGGATCATTTACCACTACAGGTCAAGATGTAACATTTAATAAAGCCCTTAACCTTTCTATTACGTCAGGTACATTTACATTAAGTCTGCAAGGCGCTGCAAAACTTATTACTGAAGTTACTCCAAGCGGCAGCTTTACAGTTACAGGTCAAGACGTAAGCCTTATCAAAGGCAAAAGCATTTCACTAAACAATGGTGGCTTTAGCCTTAGCGGTCAGGATGTTGGTCTTAAAAACGCCGTTGTTCTTACTGTTGATAGTGGTTCATTTACATCTACTGGACAAGACGTTGGTCTACTCAGAGGCGTCAACTTTAGTGTAGACGCTGGTTTCTTTACTCTTACTGGTCAAGACGTATCCTTTGCATCTAATAAAGTTCTAACCGCAAACAACGGTGGATTTACATTAAGTGGACAGGATGTAAACCTCAACAGAGGCATAAACTTTGTTGCTGATAGTGGTTCATTCTCAACCACAGGCCAAGATGTAACCCTTGTTAAGAGTGTAAATCTTACCGTTGATGCTGGCAGCTTTGCTCTATCTGGTCAGGCTGTTGATTTCCTAGAAGGCAGAGTCCTAGCTGCAAATAACGGTGGCTTTACTCTAAGTGGTCAGGATGCAACCTTAAACAAGGCGCTGAATGTATCTCTGGACGCAGGTACATTTACTCTTACGGGACAAGACGCTACCCTTAATAAAACAGTAAACCTTAGTGTAGATAGTGGCTCCTTCACCCTTGCTGGTCAAGCTGTAGGTTTCGTAGAGGGCAGAGTCCTTACCGCCAACAATGGTGGTTTCACACTTAGCGGTCAAGATGTCGATCTAAATAAAGGTATAAACCTTTCTGTTGATGCTGGCTCTTTCGCTCTTACAGGACAAGACGTTACACTCAAGAAAGTTGTAAACCTTAGTGTAGATGTAGGTAGCTTTACTCTTGCTGGTCAGGACGTAAGTTTTGAGCAGGGCAAAGCCCTAGCTGCAAACAACGGTGGTTTCACACTTAGCGGTCAAGACGTAGGTCTTACCAAAGCAATCAACCTTTCAGTAGATGCTGGATCGTTTGCTTCTACGGGTCAGGACGTAAATCTTAATAAGGGTATAAATCTTGCCATCAATGCTGGCGGCTTCATTCTTAGTGGTCAAGCTGTAGGTTTCGTAGAGGGTAAAGTTCTTACTGCAAACAACGGTAGCTTCACCCTAAGTGGTCAAGATGTCGATCTAAATAAAGATGTAAATCTTTCTGTCGATGCTGGTTCATTTGCTTCTACGGGCCAAGACGTAACGCTCAAGAAAACTGTAAATGTATCAGCAGAGGCTGGTAGCTTTACTCTGACGGGCAATGAGATCGACTTCGGCATTGGCGAGAGTTTTGCTGCTGGAGCGTTTACCTTAACTGGTCAGGCTGCAAACCTAAATAAAGCAGTCAAACTTACAGCAGATGCAGGTAGCTTCACGCTTTCTGGACAAGATGTTGATCTTGTTAAGGCGCTGAATATTACGGCTGATGCGGGGTCGTTTACTCTCACGGGTCAAGAGATTGACTTTGGCATAGGCGAAAGTTTTGCTGCTGGTTCTTTTGCACTTACAGGACAGGCAGCAAACCTAAACAAAACACTTAATGTAACACTTGATGAGGGCAGCTTCTCTCTTACTGGTCAAGATGTTACGCTCCTCAAAGACTTAAATATCTCTGCCGATAGTGGCGCATTCTCAGTAACTGGACAAGAGATAGATGTTGATATTAGTGAGAGCTTTGAGCAAGGGACGTTCTCTCTTAGTGGTCAAGCGGTTACTTTTGCCAAGGCTGTAAAACTCTCTGTAGACGTAGGTACATTTACTGTAACAGGCTCAGATGTAACCTTCATTGCAGATGTGCCAAGACTAAGGTTCGAAGATCAGAACTACATAAAAGTCTTTACAGTTGCTAACGAGAATAATGTCGTAACCCTTAATCCTTCTTCTAACAGTGTTACACTAGAGGCTGCATAATGCCCTTTTACTTAAAACAGAACGACACTGCTCCTTCTATAAGAGCTACACTCAAAGACGGTAGCGGTAGTGTGATAGACCTTACGGGAGCTAGTGTGCGCTTTCACATGAAAGACCTAGCTGGTACAGTTAAGATTGATACTGCTGCAACTATAATTAGTCCTGCTACAAGCGGAATAGTTCAGTACAACTGGACTGGATCTGATACAGATACTGCAGGAACTTACTATGCAGAGTTTGAAGTTACTTACTCAGATAGTGCTGTAGAGAGTTTCCCTAACGATGGAAACATTGGAATACTTATCACGAAAGAGTTGAACTAATGTCTACTTGGGGTAAGCAATTATTCAAAGATAGCCCACTTTCCATTGCACAGGGTGAAGTAAGTGGTCACTCCTTGCAGCATAAGTTTGGCGCTGTACCTGCGATGTCTCAGAACCAATCTGGAACGGTTTGGGATATTAACGACACAGATTACCCTTGGTCATCCTTTTCCTCTGCTGGCACTTTGTCTGTCCCTGCAGTGAATGCTTCTGACAATGGTAAGAGCTTAGTTATTGAGGGACTAGATGGAAATTATAATGTTTTATCAGAAACTATCACAGTTTCTAGCTCTGGTGCTACAGCAACTACCAATTCTTTCCTACGTGTCTATAGGGCTTATCTGACATCAGGGACTAACGTTGCTGTTATTAATATACAGAAAAGCTCAGTCAATGTAGCACGTATAAATATCGGTAAGGCTCAGACTTTGATGGCTGTATATACAGTTCCAGCAGATTACACTGCATACCTTACACAAGGTACTTCTACCTGTCAGGATGGTGCAGATGCTACAGGTGACATGTTTGTCAGATACTTTGGTCAGGATGCCTTTAGAGTTGGACATTCCTTTGAGGTCTGTGGTGATGGTGGTCAATATTTCTACCCATTCTCTGTACCACTAGCAATCCCAGAGAAGTCTGACATAGACATAAGGGCGACTGTACGTAGTAATAACGCCCGTGTCACTGCAGCCTTTGACATGATCCTAGTAAAGAATAGCGTATTGAGGACATAATGCCAAAAGCAGGTTTAGAGAACAAAATGCGGGAGCATAACGAGAAGTATGGTGACAAAGGTAAAGTCACTATGGCTATGCTCGAACAAGTCTACAACAGAGGAGTAGGTGCATATAGAACAAACCCTGCCTCTGTTAGACCAAATGTAAAGTCACCAGAACAATGGGCTATGGCGCGTGTCAACAACTTCTTACGTACTATTCGCACTGGTCGTTTCCGTAGCGGTAAACATGATACTGATTTACTCCCTGCTAAACACCCCTTGTCAACAAGAAAGAATGACGTGTGGGATGAGAGTGAACTGCCTACCGAAGCAGCCATCAATAAAGCAGACAAACCTTTAAACAAACCCTTTAGGCTCCCTTCTGGGTCAAGCAAGAAGTTCGGGGTTTACGTTAAAGATGGTGACAAAACCAAGAAAGTAACTTTTGGTGATCCTAATATGGAGATTCGCCGTGATGATCCCAAAGCCAGAGCCAACTTTCGTAGTCGTCATTCGTGCGATACTGCAACTGATAAGACAACTGCGAGATATTGGTCTTGCCGTATGTGGGAGAAAGGAGCCACAGTGAGTGACTTAACTAAAACAGAGATCGAAGGGAAGATCCTCAAGGCAGACGAAGAACAACGTATTGTCTATGGATGGGCTTCCGTTATCACTGAGAAAGGTGAACGAATAGTTGACCGTCAGGGTGATGTAATCGAAGCCGACACACTTGTTAAAGCCGTGAATGATTTCATGGAACATATTCGTGTCGGTAAAACAATGCACACAGGTAAAATGACAGGGCGTGTAATTCACTCTCTGCCTATCACTAAGGAAATTGGTGAAAGCCTTGGCATACAGAGTGACCGTGAAGGATGGGTTGTAGCTTACAAAGTCTACGACGATGACGTCTGGGATAAGGTCAAATCTGGTGAACTTGCGGCCTTCAGTATCGGTGGTCGTGCAATCAAGGAGAAACTTGAAGATGAATCTTCTTAAGCAACTTGAGCTTGACGAACTATCTTTGGTTGACCGTCCTGCAAATGCGTCTGCCAAAGTTGCACTTTTCAAGCGTGATTCCGAAGAGGAAAATATGGAAAAAGCATATAAAATGAGCGATGCCGAAATGGAGGAAATGGACAAAATGTCTGATGACCTCAAGGCTAAACTTCGCGGCATGATGGATAAGGGTTATACCTTCCCAGAAGCCAAGAAAATGATGGATGAGGACATGAAGAAAGCAGACGAGGAAGTATCCTTGGAAGCAGAACTTCTGGAACTCAAAGAAGAAAACGATAACCTACGCAAACAGCTAGAGGAAGTCGTTGAGAAAAAAGAAGAGGTCGTAGAGACTATTGAGGTTAATGGAGAGATGGTCGTAAAGGCTGACATTCCAGAGCCTGTCTTGAAAGCTCTTGAGGAAGCTAAGGTCGAAAAGCAGATGATTGAACTGCGTAAAAAGGCCGAAGCAGAATTGCCACACTTTGACGTTGAAGTAGCTATGTCTCTTCTTGATGTCATCAAGGGTGATGCAAAAGTCCTCGAAGCACTCAAAGGCGCAGATGCTGCTTTTGCTGCTGCTATGGATGAGGTTGGTGAGAAGTCTGTAGATGCAGATATGACTGACCCACAATCTAAACTAGACAAGATGGTAGACGCCTATGCCGAAGAGCATAAGGTCAACAAATACGCTGCTTTTGATGCCATCTCTAAAACAGCAGAGGGTAAATCCCTTATCGCTAAAACTTATGAAAAGGA